TCAGTCGTGCAGGTGTTCGGCGGCGTGCAGGGTATTTTCCAGCAGGCAGGCGCGGGTCATCGGCCCGACGCCGCCCGGCACCGGGGTGATCCAGCTGGCGCGTTGCGCCGCCACCTCGTATTCCACGTCGCCGACCAGACGGCCGTCGGCCTGGCGGTTGATGCCGACGTCGATGACGATGGCGCCTTCCTTGATCCACTCGCCCTTGACCAGTCCCGGCTTGCCGGCAGCGACCACCACCAGGTCGGCGCGCGACACATGGTCGGCCAGGTCGCGGGTGAAGCGGTGGGTCACGGTGACGGTGCAGCCACCCAGCAGCAACTCCAGAGCCATGGGCCGGCCGACGATGTTCGAGGCGCCGACCACGACCGCGTCCATGCCGTACAGGTCGGCGCCGGTGCTGGCGAGCAGGGTCATGATGCCTTTCGGGGTGCAGGGGCGCAGCAGGGGCATGCGCTGGGCCAGGCGGCCGATGTTGTAGGGATGGAAACCGTCCACGTCCTTGTCCGGGTGGATACGCTCCAGCAGCAGGGAGGCGTCCAGGTGGGCGGGCAGGGGTAGCTGGACCAGGATGCCGTCGATGGCGGGATCGTCGTTCAGGCGGTCGATCAGGGCCAGCAGGTCGTCCTGGCTGGTTTCGGCGGGAAGATCGTAGGCCTGGGAGAGAAAGCCGACTTCCTCGCAGTCCTTGCGCTTGTGCGCCACATAGACCTGAGAGGCCGGATCGGTGCCGACCAGGATCACCGCCAGGCCGGGAACGCGCAGGCCTTGCTGGCGGCGCTCGGTCACGCGTTGGGCTATCTGCTGGCGAAGGTTGGCGGCGATCGCTTTGCCGTCGATCAGTTGTGCGGTCATGTCGGAAGGGTAACCATCGAATCGGGTGGAAAAAGGACGCGCATTTTCGCATGGACGCCGCCTGGGGCAAAGGAGGCGACCCGCGGATTTGCCGTAACTCCTTTATATAGCTGAATTTTTTTAAAAAACCCGTTGACGGCCTTTCGCCCCCTGTATAACATGCGCCCCGCTTGCCGAGCACAGCCGGACGCAGGGTAAGAGGTAAAGCAAGTCGGTTGCTGACTTTGTGATTGCCAGAGCTTAAAGTTTGCGCTCAGCATTGAATGCAGATGAATAAAGCGCCCGTAGCTCAGCTGGATAGAGCATCCGCCTTCTAAGCGGATGGTCGCAGGTTCGAGTCCTGCCGGGTGCGCCATTCGGCGAATCGGCAAGAAGCAGGCGATGTTTTACCGCAAGTCGTAATATGGTGGGCGTAGCTCAGTTGGTAGAGCACAGGATTGTGGCTCCTGGTGTCGTGGGTTCGATTCCCATCGTCCACCCCATATTCCGAAGCGCCAGGCCCGGGGCCTGGCGTTTTCATTTCCAAGCAGTGTCCCGCGGACGTGGTGGAATTGGTAGACACACTGGATTTAGGTTCCAGCGCCGCAAGGCGTGAGAGTTCGAGTCTCTCCGTCCGCACCACCTTCTAAATCAAGTGTTTACGAGCTTCAGCGGCCCTCCACGTAGATGCGCTGGATTATCAGCGTGAACAGAACGTGAAATGCGACTTTCACGGACTTGATCAAGAACACCAACCGCATCCCTTACCCTGGCCGGCGCAAGATGGGCATATCGCTCAGTCATCGCGACTGTCGAGTGTCCGAGCAGATCCCGAACATCCGCCAACGGAACGCCGGCGCTGACCAGCCATGCCGCGCAGGTGTGGCGCAGGTCGTGAATCGTAAAGTCCACAATCTTCGCTGCCTGGCAGGCCTGCTTGAACCCGGCTGATAGCGAAACCACTCGATCGCCGTTGGCTCTGGCAAAAACCCAGGGGCATTCCGGACTGGTCTCGGATCTGAATGCCATTCGTCGCTTTAGTGCTGCCATCGCACCTTCGTTGATCGGGATGCTCCGGCGCTTGCCTGCCTTCGTGTGGGATGCCTCCAAGTAGATCAGTCGATTTGCGAAATCCACTCTGCGCCACTCAAGGCCGAGCATCTCTTCCCGCCGGCATCCGGTGTTCACCGCTAGGCGGATGAAGTCCTCGAGCATCGGGCCAAACTTCTGGCCGCGCGCAGCCCGACACAGAGCCTCTATCTCCGCCCTAGTAAGCCAACGATCACGTCCCTCGGCCTCGCGCATCTTCCGTCCCTTCACCGGGTTAGGAAGGGCCCACTCCAGTTCCGTGTTGCAGTGGTTGATCGCCGCGGACAGTGCGGCGAGTTCTCGGTTGATGGTTGCCGGGGATGCGCCGGCATCCAACCGATGCGCTCCGTATCCCCGGATGTCCTGGCCCCCTAGATCGTTGACCACGCGTCCGGCAAAATACTCGCGCAGCGGCTTTATGCGGTGCACGGTCGTTTCGTAGCTGCGCTGATGCTGGCGAGCGTGCTGCAGGTACGGAATGATCACCTCCTCAAAGGTCCTGGGCGGATTAACGCCCATCTCCTTTTCCTTCCACGCTTTCGCGCGCTCCTGTTGCTCTAGTGCTTTCGCCGCCGAGTAGTCGGCAGTTCCAGAAGAGCGTCTAACAAGCTTTCCTGTTGCTGATTTGAAAGAGATCCACCAGTAGGCGGAGTCGTTTCTCTTGTACGGCATACTTCCTCCGGTACGCCGACCGCGTCGCGCATGCTAGCAGCGGCTTCCTCTTCAAGCATCTGTTCGAGCTTTTCCTTGTGCACCCGGATGGTCTTCTTGAACCTGACCACTGGGATCAGCTTTTCGTCCGCGTAGCGGTACGCGGTCCTGCGGCTCACGCCGAGAATGCCGGCGGCCGCCTCAACTGAAATCAAAGACATAGCGAGACCTTGGCCGATCAACGGCATCGGTTTGGAGGGTAGAATTCGTGCTGGCTTGGCCGGGCAGGGCGCCCGCATCGGGCAATATGGGGTTAACTGCCCGGTCAGGCCTTTGGTAGGATTTAGACGCCCAGCCGGGTTAGCTCAGGGAGAGCTAGTGGCGCCCGGCTGGGTTACTTGATTTCGCCGTTGAACGGGATAAGGAGTTCCCGGAATTCGCGCATCTCAGGGACGGTTACGCCGTATCCGAGCAGTTCTCCGTTCTGCCTGATGAACATGTGAGCGGCGATGCGTAGTCTCAGCTTCTCAAGGGCATGAAGCCTTCCGATGTGGTCGAGGCTCATGCCTTGTCTGACTGATGGCGCCGGCTCGAATAAATCCACCACCAGTTGGCATCCATCCCAAGCAGCCTGGGTGTGGCTGTCCGAATATCGGATGTCTCCCTGGCTGTCCACGTAAGCGGACAGGTCGAATATGCCGGCCATGCGCTTCTCGAATTCCTCCCGTTTCATCACTCCCCACCTCCCATAGACTTGCCGATCTCGGCGGCGGCGCGGACGATTGCTCGCCGAGTTGCACGCGGGCCGTCACGTTCGAATATTTCGTGTACCGCTTCCGGCGCGCCATCCCAAGCGCCGCCCACTATGACGGCGACACCTGAGTCATAGCTTTCGTAGCGGATATCCATGTTCAGACGCACAGCCAGCCTCAGCGCGTCGCCATCGTCATCACGCGGGTTCCATACGCCGTCAATAGCCAAACAACTCCATCGCGTGTCCCGATGGTTTACTTCAATGCCTGCTTCTCCGTCTCTCGGGTGGTACATATCCTGTGCCACACAGTCCAAATACAATGCATCAGGAATTCCAGCCGCCCGCGCCGCCAGTTCGAGTAGCTCGCGGTCGTTCATTGCGTTGCTCCTTCTAGGGCTGCGTCGATTTCAGCGTCCAGGTCTTCCTGGTTGAGTACGATGTTCTCAGGGGTCATCCCGGCGAATACGCCGCCTTGTCTGATCGTTTCGAGGTCTCGCTCTCGCAGCCACCGGTAGCGCGCGGCGTCCTTCGCCATACGCCGAATCTGCTCTGGAATGCTGACATTGCCGCCGTCTGGAGGGTCCATGTAGTAGGTGCCAGGCAGGGCGCTTGCGCACTCCTTCAAGCCCTGCACCAACCACTCGCAGTGTTTCTGCGTGTCCTTGTGGGCGCAGTTCTCCGCCTTGAGCCGAGCGCTCAGCAGCTCAACCTCGGCAATCAGCTTGAGAATGGCTTGTGGATTGGCGACGGCGATGAAGGATGCCTTGATTGGCTCATCCTCGCCCGTCTCACAAACGAAATCGTTCGCGCAATCGCGCACTTGGTCGATTCCGTTCTCCACGAACCATTCCCCTGGTGCAAATGGAAGAGCACGCACCGCCAATTCCTTCAGTTTGTTGATATCGGTCATGGCTTGGCTCCTTCCAGGGCTGCTCCGATGATCCTTTCGATCTCGTCGCAGTGTTCGTAGATGTCATTCGGGTGAGTGCCGTTATTCAAGCCGCTGACCATGTTCACGAGATCGCGGGTAAGTGGTCGGAGATTCCCGTCGACCTCGGCTTGAACGGCATGTAGCGCTCCCCGCAGCGCATCGTTCTGCGCCCTCAGCCGGTCGCGCTCTTCGGCTCTACGCTTGGCGGCCTCGCGCCAATACCCACATCCGCCCGGATGCTCGGTGCATGCGGATAACTCGTCGTTCAGCCCGTCGATCTCGTCCAGCAGGGCGAGGACGGTCTTGGGGTTGGCGGCTGCGATGTAATCCACGTCTCCACCTGCGTGCTCGCAGACAACGAATTCGCCGGACAAAACGCAGTCAGGAAGCGAATCGTCGCCGTCCCCGGTTCGCCATTCCCCAGGCGTTGCCACCTCAGACAGCCTCCGCAGCTCTGCGTGGTCGGTCATGGCTTCTTTGCCTCCATAACGATGTTCGGTTCATACCAAGGCGCGCAGAAAATCACTCTCGCCCGCTTGTGCCGCTCAGTCATAGCGTTTACAGCCGCACACATGGCAGCTTTCGGTTCATTGAATGGCTCGCCTACTGTCTCCCATAGCCGGCACCCGTACCCCTTGATCTGGGCAACGTAATCGCCTTCTGGGGCGTGAATGTGTAAGGTCATGGCGCCACCTAGATTCCGGCTTGCTGGAGGGCTTCTTTCACGCGCTCAAGGCAGTCGTTGAAGCCTGTGCGCTCGCAGTAGAGAAGCCTGTGCTCGGTGTATTCAGGTAGAACAGCACGCTCCGGCAACTCCACCTTCAGAGCCGCGCGGCTGGCTTGCCAGGCTTTCCATGCCGTTGCCACGACATAGAAGCCATAGTGACCGTTAGGTCCTTTCTTGAGCGGATTGCCGCTTCCTACGTCTACGAAATGACTGGAAGCCCACGCTTCAAACTCTTCTCTCATGTCATGCATGGTCAGTCCCTCGCTTCAATTCCGGCTTCGCGCAGCGCCTTTACAATCTCTGCGCGCTCTCGCTGTTGAGCCTTGACATCAACGACGCCACGGCCATTGCAAACGCGACACCAGCGCCGCTCTAGGTCATAGCCTCGGCAATAGGGGCATGGCTTCAATTCTTGCTCCATCTGCTCAACTCCTGTCCTTTCAGCTCTGTCTGCTCGTAGAGGTTCTTGAAGTCCCCGACTATCCGGAAGATGCCGAAGACGATCAGCGCGATGACCAGCAGCGCGACCAGGGTTTCGTTTTCGTTGTCCACTGTTGGTCCTCCGGGGGGGGGCGGATTCGTTGATTTGGGGTGGCGGGCTCCTGGCCAAGAATCGGCCAGTTTTTGTGCTGAAACCCAGCAGGAATGCGGGTCTCAGCCTGACCGAAGGTGGCGGTGGCGATGCCGGGATTCCGGCATCGGTGGAGAATCAAAGGGTTAGGATTGGAGGAGGGTATCGAACTTCGCGAACAGTTCTGGCTCGCCATACTTCTTGGACAGGTATTCTCCCTTGTGCGCCGCACCGTCCTTCGCGGCCTCAAGAAGTTCCTCCAGCAACTCCCGCGGAACCACCACATGGCCTGCGGGGACTGTTCTGGTGTTCCAGGTCTCGGCAATAAGCGGTCTCGGCTCGTCTCCACATGCGTAGCGTGCAACACCGCTCGCGACGCATCCTCTGGATGCGCACACAGCAACCATTCCGCCGTCGTCCAGCTCGACGAAGACGGCCTCTCCTCCACAGCACGGGCACGGTTTCAGTTCTTCAGCCATTGCCGTTCTCCTTGTCCTGGTATCCGGTAGCATTCAGTCGGGAACGAGGTAGACCAGCCGCTATTACGATTCAGCCCTGGGACGCCGGCATTTAGGAGCTTCCGCTCCGGCACAACCACCCTTGCGCGCAGTGCTGCGACTTCCTCAACAATCGTCTTTACACGTAGTGGTAAGTCGGCATATCCCCAGCGCGTGAGTTCAGGCTCTGGCCCTCGAATGGCGACAATGGACTGGCTCAGCAACTCGGCCTGACGGTTGCAGAGAGCCTCGTACTCTGCGACTTCCTCCCTGAGCGCCTGGGCCTCGGCTTCGAGCTTGGCGTAGTCCGCAAAGCGGACGTATTGGCCGTGTTCTGACGCATACGGCACAACGCTTTCGAACTGGGATACGGTGAAATTCAAGCGCTTCACGTCACTCATCGCTGACATCCTCCTTCGCCGGCTGAGGTGCGGCGTATTTGTCTGCGATCCAGTACCTTTCCGGCCTGCCAAGGCGGCGCAGATACCCAGGCTCGGTACGGCCAATCACCTCCCGCGTGCTCACGTCCTCCCATATCGAGCAATCACGCTCAGGGCGGGGATGTATATTGCGCGGGCCGATGATGCCGAAGAACTCGGCTTTGCTTACTTCGACGAAGGCCATCACTCACCTCCTGCCGGCTGAGGCGCGGCGGCGATGTACGCATCCAGCAGCTTCTGCGTATCGGTGCGGGCGACGCCCTTGTACAGCAGCGCCATCACGGCATCGTGCATTGCCTCCGTCTCGCGAACCGGGATCAGGGCTAGCCCCTCCGGCACGCAGTGCTGAGCCTG